TAAAGGAAATTACCACGGGTGATGAATCGGGAACGTGGGGCACATCAACTAATACGAACCTATCGCTCATCGGAGAGGCGCTGAGTTATGCAACTCAAGAGTCTTTTTCCAGTGACGCAGACGCAACAACCACTGTAGCTGATGGCGCAGCAGACCCTGCTCGCGCTTTCTATTTCAAAGTCACATCAAGCGGTTCCTTAACCGCAACCAGAACTCTTACTATGGCACCAAATACGGTCAGCCGTATTCAGATTATTGAAAACGCGACCAGTGGCTCACAAATCATAACCATATCGCAAGGAAGTGGGGCAAGTGTTAATATCCCCAATGGCGAAACCAGAATGGTTTATATGGATGGTGCTGGCGCTGGCGCGGCAGTAGTCGATGCACTGGCAGACATAAACATTGGCGGCAAAGTCACAGTCGGTGTTGATGATACAGGCTATGACGTTAAACTGTTCGGGGCAACCTCTGGAAAATACTGGCTGTGGGATGAATCGGCTGATGGCGTTCTGCAATATAGTTCACTCACTGTTGGAGTCGATAACACAGGCTATGACGTAAAGTTTTTCGGGGCAACTTCTGGGGCTTATATGCTTTGGGATGAATCCGCAGATGATTTAAAGCTAGTTGGTGCTGCTGGACTTACAGTTGCTGGAGACATTGATATAGACGGCACGACTAACCTAGACATCGTAGATGTAGATGGCGCTGTCAACTTTGCAGCGGACGTAACTTACGCAGACGGTGCAGATATAATTACGGCTTCAGCAGGAACAAGTAACTTCAGAGCAGGTGTCAACGCAGGTAACAGCATTGCAAGTGGTGGTAATTATAATGTCGTTGTAGGTGACGAAGCAGGTACTGCGATTACTACTGGAGATAATAATGTTGCAGTTGGTTTTGAAGCCTTAAAAACAAATGCTACCTCTTCTCAAAATACCGCTATTGGAGTGTATTCTTTAAAGGTTAATACCGCTGCTAATAATACTGGTGTTGGTTATAATGCTCTGGTAGCAAACACCACAGGTACAAACAATGTGTCTGTTGGTAAAGATGCACTAGCTGCGAATACTACAGGCGGCTCAAACACCGCAGTTGGATTAGATGCTTTAAAAGCAAACACTACGGCAACATCAAATACCGCAATAGGTAGGGGCGCTTTATTGGTAAACACTACTGGTACTTACAATACCGCCATTGGAATGTTTGCTTTAGACGCAAACACCACAGCAGATAATAACACCGCAGTTGGTTATGATGCTTTAACAGCAAACACTACAGGTACAGACAACGTAGCCGTAGGCTCAAACGCTGCCGATGCTAATACGACTGGAGCCGAGAACACCGCTATTGGAGATAACGCTTTAGGAGCGAATACGACTGCGAGTAACAATACGGCTGTGGGTTCTAGTGCTTTATTGGTAAACACCACAGGCACTGGCAATACTGCATTGGGCAGAAAAACTATGCTAGACCATACTACAGGGGATTATAATACTGCTGTTGGTATTTCTGCTTTAGAGAATAACACTACAGCAGATAATAATACTGCTATAGGAAAAAGTTCTTTAAAAACTAATACCACAGGGGCTAGTAATACTGCTGTTGGTACTGAAGCATTAAACGCTAACACAACCGCTTCAAACAACACAGCAGTGGGTTATAAGTCTTTAGCAGCAAACACCACAGGAACAGAAAATGTAGCTATTGGCTATGGTGCTTTAGATGGAAATACAACAGCACACTCAAACATAGCTATTGGGCATGATGCTATCGGTGGTTCTAATACAGGTGCAAATAATATAGGAATAGGAGCGTATTCTTTAGATGCTAATACAAGTGGAGCAAATAATGTTGGTGTTGGTAAATATGCCTTATCCGCAAACACTAATGGAACGTCTAATACAGCGATTGGGGACAATGCATTATTGTCCAACACTTCAGGTGCATATAACGTAGCAATAGGCGGAGCATCATTAGATGCTAACGTTGGCGGTGATTATAATGTCGCTGTGGGTATATCAAGTTTAGGCTCAAACACTTCAGCAGATAACAACACCGCAGTTGGTTATAATTCTTTAACCGCAAACACCACAGGTACAAATCATGTTGCTATAGGGCAAAACGCAATGGCAGCAACTACCACAGGAAACGATAATGTAGGTATAGGCAGACAAGCCTTAGATGCTAATACGACGGGTGGTGCAAACGTAGCGATAGGCTCGGATGCTCTTGGAGCAAATACGACAGCCTCTAGTAACACGGCTGTTGGTTATAATGCTTTGTTGGTTAATACCACAGGAGCCAGTAATGTAGCTGTTGGTAGAGAGGCACTAGATGCAAACACCACAGCAGATAGTGGTACTGCTATTGGTTACGATGCTCTAACAGCCAATACCACAGGCGCACTTAATACTGCTGTAGGGCGACACGCTATGGGCGTAAATACCACAGGTACTCTAAATGTAGCTGTTGGTGCTTATGCTTTAGATGCTAACACAACCGCAAACGATAACACGGCTGTTGGTTATGCTTCTTTATCAGCAAACACCACAGGTGCTTCAAACACAGCAGTTGGTAAAAGTGCTTTAGACACTAATACAACAGGAAATAATAACACCGCAATGGGTGATGCAGCACTTGATGCTAACACCACAGCTTCAAACAACACAGCCCTTGGTTATACTGCTTTAAGAGCAAACACCACAGGTACTTATAATACTGCTGTAGGTGCTAATACACTAGATGCTAATACCACTGCAAACGGAAACACAGCACTTGGCTATAATGCTCTATCATCGAGTACTACTGGAGCCAATAATATTGGTATTGGACTAAACGCTCTAGTGACAAGCACTACAGGTGCTCAAAATATTGCCATAGGCAATTATTCAGGAGATGCAATAACAGACGGAACTTATAATGTTTTTCTTGGGTATGAAGCAGGTACAGCCACAACTACAGCAAGTAACAATACAGGGATTGGTAGCAGTGCTTTATTACTAAACACCACAGGTGCATCTAATACTGCTGTTGGAGCTAATGCTTTAGATGCCAACACCACCGCATCAAACAACACAGCCGTTGGTTTAAGTGCTTTAGGAGCAAACACGACAGGTTCTGCTAATACTGGAATTGGTTTAGGTGCTTTAGGAGCAAATACGACAGGCATAAACAACATAGCAATGGGTGCTTATGCATTAGATGCAAATACGACTGGTCACTATCATGTAGCGTTAGGAACATTTGCTTTATCAGCAAATACAACTGCCGATGGTAATACTGCTGCTGGCTATGGGGCTTTAGCAGCAAACACAACAGGAGCAGCAAATGTAGGAATAGGTAGAGCGGCTTTAACAGCGAACACCACAGGTACAGAAAATGTAGCCATAGGAGCATATGCGTTAGATGCAAATACTACGGCATCCAACAATATTGCCATTGGTAAATCTAGCTTAGGAACAAATACCACAGGTGCATCTAATGTAGCTGTAGGTGATTCAGCTTTGTTCGCTAATACCACAGCATCAAATAACACGGCTATAGGTGCAAGTGCTTTAGCAGCAAACACCACAGGCACAGGCAATGCAGCAGTGGGTGCTTATGCTCTAGACGCAAACACTACAGGTACACAGAATACAGCAGTGGGTCACAGTGCTTTAGGTGCTAACACCACAGGGTCTTACAACATAGCAATTGGTAGAGAAGCACTTGCTGTACATACAACAGGAAATAGCAACCTTGCTATTGGTTATTTAACTTTAGATGCATCAGACGATGGCTCTAATAATGTGGCTATAGGTGAGGGTGCTTTATCTGCTCTTGTTTCAACAGCGGGCAATACAGCGGTTGGTAAAGCTTCCTTACAATCTTGTACTGGTGGTTATAATACAGCCCTTGGTTATCAAGCATTGTATGCAAATACCACAGCATCTAATAACACAGCCGTTGGTTATGCATCTTTATTAGCAAACACTACAGGCACAGCCAATACGAGTGTTGGTCAAACTGCTTTGGGGAGCCTAACAACTGGGGATGGAAATACTGCGGTTGGTTATCAAGCAGGTCACTATAATCTTACTGGAACAACGACTGCTGATGCGTGTACGTTTCTAGGTGCATATTCTAGACCCGTAGTGGCTACCAATCCTAATCAAATAGTTATAGGTTATGATGCTAGGTCAACAGTAGATACTGCTACGCCTTATATTACTATAGGTAATGGAACTGCTACTTATACAAGGTGTGAAGTTGGTACAACTACATGGGCAGCAAGTTCCGATGTAAGATTAAAAGAAAAAATAGAGGATTCAACTATTGGTTTATCTTTTATAAATGAACTAAGACCTGTAAGTTTTAAATGGAAAAAAAGAAAAGATGTTCCAGAAGAATTAGCTGGTTATAAAAAAGATTCAGAAGATAGAGCAAACTGCAATACAGAAGAACATTATTACGGCTTTATAGCACAAGAAGTTAAAGAAGTTATAGACGATAGAGAGGATGTTAAAGACAATGCTCAATTTTGGAGCGATTCGCATGATGGAACACAGGCTTTATCAGCCACAGCGTTAATACCTATCCTAACCAAAGCAATCCAAGAACTCTCGGCAGAAGTCGAGCAATTAAAACAACAATTAAATAACGGAGAATAAAAATGGCAGTGACGAAAACTTTAACGGGAGCAATCCCCTATAACAAAAGCAGCAAAGTCCAGCAATGGGATTTTGAAATGAAATACGAGGAAGGAGAGGATGCTACTTATTATACCTCTAGCTTTATGACATCAATCCCAGCGACTGGTATAGATGGTACAGTGAACTTCACGCCTAAAGCGGAAGGCTCATGGACATTGGCACAATTGACTGCACTTTGCCCGATAAGCCAGTGGGATGATATATTCGACAGCCAATATGACAGCGTGATTACCAATCCGCCTGATAATCCTGTGCCTGATCCTAGTTATGTGATACCGAGTTAGACATGGCTGAACCACAACAAGAAAACGTAGTCTTTTTAGACGACAAGGAAATCAAGGTAGCTGACCTTAGTGATGAGCAAAAATATTACCATTCACAAGTTGTTGATTTACGCAACCAGAAAGCAAGGATCAGCTTTCAACTGGATCAGGTAAATGCCTCACTGAAGGTTTTTGAAGAGGCTTTTGTCAAATCAACACAAGAAAAAGCGGGGGAGGTTTTAGACCCCGAAGAGGAGTAAAAATGGTTGCAAAACTAACTATAGCTAAAGTAGACGCTAAAATAGAAAAGCATGAAGCTATTTGTGCAGAACGCTGGCGTGAAACGATTTATAGGATCAAGAGACTGGAAATTTTGATAATAATGACTCTATGTTCCATGATCGGTGGCATGGCAAGTATTCTGACAAGACAGGTTTTTTGACGAATAAGTGAAAACGGGAAGCAAGATTACCCTAGGTTCTGTTGCTACTGTTTTGGCAGTAATTGCAGGATTGTGGGCGGTTGATGACAGGTATGTGAGCGCACAGGAAATGCAACAGTCGGTGTCCCAGATTCATCTTAGAATAGATGTAGAGAAGAAAAGGACATTGGACAGGGAATATTATGAATTTTTAAAGTTGGTTGCCGCGAGTCCAGATAATGAAGAGCTAAAGGCTCATCTGGAGGCAATCAAAGAAGAAAAGGAGGCGTTGGGGGCAAAGATCGACCAACGATTAGAAAATAATTAGAGGATAGGATTATGGAAATTATTGCAAACATTATAGCTATTTTTATGCTGGTCGTAACTGTAAGCAGCATAGTAACAGCAGTAACCCCAACCCCACAGACGGGTTGGAAAAAGAAACTCTACGAGGTGCTGGATATATGTGCCTTCAATGTTTGGAAAGCTAAACAAAAATGAAAAGAAATTATTGGAACTGTGGGCTAAGTGAATGGTTTGTAAAACGCTTTATTTTTAACACAGAAAAAGTCCGAGCAAGGGATAAAAAAGGGCAATATGTTGGTGATGACAAATCAACTCCTGATGTCAATGAAGCCTACACAACAACCAAACGAAAATAAGGGAGATTAGGAATATGGATGGAGAAGTTTTACAAAGACGGAAAAATATCTAAAGAAGCGTACAATGATTATGTCTTTTACAGAAAGGGATTCTGGGTGTGTTTTGCTTATTTAATGTGGGACATGTTCAGGGTTTTCGGATGGCTTTAACACATGGACACAAACGAGAAAAAACAGACCACAATTGTAGTAAATCCAGCGTCTCCTACATGGTATAACCTAGCAGAAGGCTTTGACAAGTGGCGGGTTTTTCCTCGCCTTTTAATCACTCTTTACGGTGTAGCTTTTTATCGAACCACCGAATGGTTCATGCAGCTACCCGATCCCACTAATGCCCAAAGTGCTTTTGTGTCTGTAATTATAGGTGCTGGCGCAGCATGGTTTGGGCTCTATATTGGAGGTAGCAGCAGAAATGATTGAAGCGTTAAAAGAACTAAACAATGGCTTTGTTTATACGCCAGACAAAGGAGATCGTTGGCGCATAATGAAAAAACCACCCTATAAGGGAGATTGTGAAGATTATGCCCTGACTGTTTTATACAATCTAAAAGGCAGAAACATTTTGAGAATGTTTTTGAGCCTGATTAAAAGGCAGTCAAAAATCAGGCATTGCAAAGTCAATGGTAATCGTCATGCGGTGTTGAAATATAAAGGTAAGTACATTGACAACGGCACTAAGAAGTGGGTTAAGAAAAAAGAAATGGAAGCCAATGGCTACAAGTTTCATAAGTTTCATTATTTGCCTTATGTTGTAGCATTAAAAATGCTCAAAGGGGCTTTATTATGATTGAAGCATTAAAACTAATAGGCAAACTCGGTTCAACTTTCCTTAAAGGAAAAATAGCCAAAGGCGAGGCTAAAGCAGCAAATGCCGCTTCATGGGAACAGGAAGCGATGAAGAACAGCTCAACGAGTTGGAAAGATGAATATCTTACAATTATTTTTACGATTCCATTAATTTGCTGTTTTATCCCTTTTCTTGTGCCTTATGTAAAAGAAGGTTTTGCGGTACTTGAAACGATGCCAGGCTGGTATCAAATAACCTTATCGGTGATTGTGGCGGCATCCTTTGGGGTGCGCTCAGTTATCGGGTTTATGAACAAGACGAAAAAATAAATGCCATTAGCAAAATACATTCTCAAACCAGGAATCAACCGGGAAGGCACTGATTACAGCAATGAAGGTGGTTGGTACGACGCCAACTTGGTGCGCTTTCGCAAAGGCTTGCCGGAGAAGATAGGCGGTTGGGAAAAAGCTACCACAAACACCTATCTTGGCACGGGCAGGGCGCTTCATGGCTGGGTTAATTTGGCGGCCACTAAATACTTGGGGATTGGAACAACCTATAAATATTACATAGAGTCTGGAAACGCTTTTAATGACGTGACCCCAATTAGAACCACTACATCTGCGGGCGATGTGACTTTTTCTGCTTCTGATGGAGACGCTACAATTACTGTAGCCGATACTGCACATGGAGCTGTTAAAAATGATTTTGTTACTTTTAGCGGTGCAGTAACTTTAGGCGGATTAATTACGGCTACTGTACTCAATCAAGAATATCAGATAGCCACTATTGTTAACGTCAACAGCTATACCATTGAAGCCAAAGATACAGATGGCGATGAAGTAACAGCGAATAGCAGCGACAGCGGCAATGGTGGTTCCAGTGTAGTTGGGGCTTATCAAATTAATGTCGGACTAGATGTTTATGTGGAAGGTTCCGGTTGGGGAGCCGGTACTTGGGGTGCTGGAGGCTGGGGAGAAGTTTCAGCTTTGTCTGATACCTCTCAACTTAGGCTATGGACCCAGGACAATTTTGGTGAGGACTTGCTTATAAACCCAAGATCAGGGGGCATCTATTATTGGGACAACACTAATGGTTTAAGCACTAGAGCTGTTTCGTTTTCTGATTTAAGCGGTGCCAACCTTCCGCCAACCAAAGCGTTTCAGATTTTGGTCAGCGACATTGATCGCCATATCATTTGTTTCGGTGCAGATCCATTGAATGCAGGCGGAACTGCCAGGACAGGATCAGTTGATCCCATGTTTATTTGTTGGTGCGATCAGGAAAACGCACCCGAATGGGAGCCAAAGCTGACCAACACAGCCGGGTCTTTCAGGTTGTCATCAGGTTCCTTGATTGTTGGAGCATTAAGGGCTCGTCAGGAAACTCTAGTGTGGACGGATTCTGCGCTTTATTCTATGGCGTTTGTTGGATCGCCCTATACTTTCAGCAACAACCTTATCAATGAAGGGGTGGGACTCATTGGTCCCAACGCGGTCATCAATGCACCAGAAGGGATATTCTGGATGGATCTCAAGGGGTTCTATTTTTACAACGGTTCTGTCAACCCATTGCCTTCTTCAGTGCATTATTATGTTTTTAACAACATCAACATTACTCAGGCTTATAAAGTGTTCGGCTTTTTAAACAAAGCCTTTGATGAGGTTGGTTGGTTTTATCCATCAAGTAGCTCAACCGAGATAGACCGTTACGTCATTTACAACTATGTTGACAACACTTGGTCAATCGGTCAGCTAACACGACACGCGTGGTTGGATGAGGGAATCGAAGATTATCCGAGGGCTACCGGCACTGACACCTCCAACTATCTTTACAAACAAGAAACTGGTTACGATGCAGATGGCTCGCCCATGGACAACGTTTATATAGAATCGAGTAGTCTCGATATTGAAGAAGGGGAACAGTTCAGCTTTGTCAATCGCATTATCCCGGATATAAAGTTCACTGGATCAAACTCAAACGCAGCCATGAATGTGGTGTTGAAGAAACGCAACTGGCCGGCAGAAAGTTTAAGCACCTCTTCAACGACATCGATAACATCTTCAACTACAAGAATAAACACAAGAGCAAGAGGACGCCAGGTGGTGTTGAGATTTGAGTCTGATGACGACAACACGGCTGGTTTACGTCAGGGGCTGGGTTTTAGGGTTGGGGCAACGCGTATGGATATCAAGATGAATGGTAGGCGCTGATGGCTAGATTGCTTGAAACGCAACTTCCAAACGCTATGAATGAGGTTTCTCCTGATCTTTACAACAGGATGATTCGCATTTTACAGCTGAACCTAGGTTCTTTTGACCCCACGGAAACACCACAATACACACTGACCACCATGAATCAGAACAAGTTCAATGCCGGTGATGTCATCTGGAACCTCAACGCCAAGAGCCTGCAAGTCTACGATGGTGCCAAGTGGAACGAGATTTACTCAGGATCAGACAATGGATTGAGCGCAACCGGGGCTGTCGGCACGCTGTCGGTCAGCACCAATGGTGCGATATCAATTGATTTGTGAGTAAAAAAGTATAATACTATGAAAATGCTCGGCTTATGGGGTCTTCGCAACTAAGTATGATGCGAAAATGAAAGTAGAGCTCATTGAACAATTAGGCATTACCCCCACTCCTGGTGGGATTGATAAGCTATTGCAACTTCAAGACACTCAAAACTATTACGACAGAGGCATTGTCAATCTGAGAATGGGCGGCTCTCTCAGTTCTGGTTTCGATACAGACGACTGGGAGCTGGATGACTACAACCAACAGATACAGGAACTGAAAGAAGAAAAAAGATCATTAGGATTTAGCGGAGAAAACAGCCAGAGAAAAACACGAATCAACCAGGCGCTTAGAGGATTAAGGCTTGAAAGGCTTAAAAAAAGATTCCGTGGTTTTGGTTCTGGTATCGCTGAAACCCTGGGCAGAGTAAATGTTGCTGACACCACAGGCATGGCACAGCCTCCATCAGATGCCCAACTGGATCAATTTGCAGAGGCTGTAGATGCAGGCTCAGACACAGCGGCAAGAGATATTCTCGGAGGCGATGTGTTCGGAACAATTACCGGAGGCATCAGCGACCTTCTTCAAAATGCCAGAGAATTGCGTGAAAGCAGTGCTGCCACAGGTCCGGGGTTGGCAATGCCTTTTTTTACCGGAGTCCAAGAAGACCCGTTATTTGAAGGAGGGGTGATTGCTGCCGAGGCTCCAATTGACGAAACAGGTTATGCGCTGCCTCCTGAAGTTCAAGAAGAACAATGGGTTACTTTGGATCCTTTGAGGTTAGGTTGGCGAATAAGAACAGCGCCACACGGGGAATTTAGTGGCAATCTTGAGAAACAGTTTGGAAATTTTTCGGAAGAGTATAGTCCTTGGAAAGCCCGCAACAAAAGATATAACAAAGAAACTAGGCAATGGGAATTTCGGGCACCCCCAGATTACATGGAAAAAAAGGCATGGATAAGCGCCATGAGGGGCCCACTTAGATCCAGGAATAAGATGGCTGAAGGAGGCATTGTCAATCTAGCTGGAGGCGGTGGTGCTAGAGGCGGTGGTGCATCGGCCCCACTGATTAATCCATACGAGAGAGGGGATGCTGCTGCAGTTGCTGCTGCTCAAGCAAATCCTTTTTCACCATATTATCAAGGAGATCCACAATTACACCCCATTTTTAATACTCAACCTTATACACCATATCCAAGCGCTATGAGCGAATTTGGACAAACTATTAAGGATATGCCTTGGGCAGATATAGGGCTTGGTGCAGCCACAGGAGGCATATGGAATCTTTTTAAAAACGTGGGTCAATGGGGTGCTAATAAGTGGGAAGGAGTGGGATCAAGGGATCGTCTTCTAAGTGAGCTTAATAATGCTTGGGCCAATGCATCTCCAACAGAACGAGATGAAATTGAACTAATGATGAACAAAATCGAGAACATGTCAACAGATGAATTTCAAACAGCTACTGAGGGTTACGCAATTCCAGGATATGATCCAGATACTGGTCAAACTTTCAAAACCCTTCCGGGACAAGACATGCGAGCAGGAATGACAGGAGCCTCTGCAATGATGATGATGCCGGTTTACGATGCAATGTATAATGTAGGCGGCCCCGGAAAAGCCAGAGGAGCAGGCAGCACTTATGGCCAAAGCCAACGCATGCAAAGAAAAGAACAAAACAAAATAAACAAGAGAGCTGACTTATATGACATGTTCGGAAATGAACAATCCTACTTGGATCAAGGCTATCCGCCAGAGCAAGCCAAATATTATGCCGATACCTTCATGCAAACGTATGGAACCGGAGAGAGCTACAGAGACATGATGGCTGCCAAAAACTTTGGGACTAGAGGAGTGGGATATGGCACTATAGCTGAAAGAAGTGCGATGGGACAAGATGTTCAATATTTTGACGCAGATCCTAAAGGACGACCCGCTAATTGGAGTGATATTTATGCCCACTACAAACAAACAGGCTCTTGGGATGAATCCCCAGTTGCCACATGGGGAGGTGGCTAATGACTGAAAATATTTACGGCGGCGCTTTTCCTTGGGCCTCAGTTTTTAATGTAACTGGCATGGGGGGCGGTCCCTCTGAAGAGGATCTTGCGTGGCAAGATTGGTTAAACTATATGGGGTATGCTCAGTCTGGCGCAACGGGCACTGATTATTTAAGCGGGTTCCAGGGCGATTTCCCTACAGGTATTGCCGCTTATACAGCAGGAGCTGATCCTTTAATAAACACTGAAAACATTCCCACCATGGAAGACTTGATAGCAAGCGGTGTGCTTACAGCAAGTTCTGGAACTTCTTCTGTTGATGCTAATGCAAACCAAATTCCAGATGATTTGGAGGTTACAGGTGATGTGACAGATACTGGAGATGGTGGGGAAGGCTACGATTCTTACGATCCTTACTACGGTTTTTGGCCTCCTGGGTGGCCGTATGGTGGACAGGGATCCGGCACAACAGGTACAACAGACACAACGAGTACAGCAGATGCACAAGCAGCGGCAGATGCACAGGCGGCGGCAGATGCACAAGCAGCAGCAAATGCACAGGCGGCGGCAGATGCAGCACAAGCAGCAGCAACAGCTGAAGCAACAGCTGAAGTAGATGAAGACTCCCAATCATCAATATTGGACTTATTAGGATGGCCGTGGTTTGGTGGCGAAGGTGAAGAAGAAGAAGACGAAGATGATGACGATCGTTATTGGGATCCAGTGAATGAAATATTGATAGACGTAGCAACCGGCAAAGAAGTAGACATTGATGCAGATTCTCAAGCAGACAAAGAGGAAGATGATGAAGGCTTTGACTGGGACAAGCTGAAAGGCATCCTTGCTTTGTTAGGATTGTTCGGAGCCGGTTCTTCGCAGACTTCTAACGGTGGTGGCGGAGGCGGAGGCGGAGGAATCCTCGGTAGTGCCGGTTGGGATCCAGCTGGTAGAAGCGCTGATTATGCAAGCATGATTGGAGGCGGTGTTGGACAGCCTATTTATTTAGACCCAAACCAAGCCCCTATTTACTACCCGTTTGCCTCGGAACCAACCAAAGAATATAACGTAGCCCAAGGCGGTCCATTCTCATTTACGACAGGACCACCACAGGGATCTTTGATACAAAACCTAGGATACGATAATGTTCCTGGTGTAGAATATGTAGCAGATGGTGCTTTTGTTCGTCGCAACGGCTTGACCGAGGGACCTGGCACCGAAACCAGTGATGACATCCCGGCGATGTTGTCCGATGGAGAATTTGTAACCAATGCCGAGGCGAACAGAGGCATTGGCTTGATGGCATTAATGAACCAGGGCGCACCACAACAAACGATGATGGACCCTGAACAGCAACGATTGGCAGGCGCAAGGCAGATGTATCTGCAACAAGCACTTGGCCAACAGATGGCAAAGAAAATGAGAGGCGGTTGACATGGGTTTAGAAACATCTGAATGGACGCGTTACGATCCAACAATTTATACAGCACCCCAAGCGGGCTATGAATTTAAACAGCCGTGGTACGAAGACTACCAACGCCGTCTTGGTGCCAGTGTATTCGGCGCACCCGGACAATACGGCGGACTCATGGACCAACCACAGCCTATTCCATTGGAAGGAACAGCTGGTCTTACGCCATTGGAAATGATGGCACGTCAAGGAGTCATGGGAGCCGGTCCTTACCAACCAGCATACGGAACCGCATCGCAATTGATGGGTGAGGCAGCTGGCGGCTATCGAGGTTCAACAGGGGCTTTCAATCCTTACACCATGACCTCTCCCTATTACAACCCTTATGAAACCGATGTGGTTGAAGACACATTGGAACGAATGCGACGCGTATCAGCCCAGGAAGACATCGCAGGACGCGCACAAGACATAAGCAGTGGGGCTTTTGGCGGATCACGCGGTAGGCTGCTGGCAGGAGAAAGGCAGGCAGAAAGCGAGCGTGGAATATTAGGCGCACTTGCTGGCATCAGGGGACAAGGATTCCAGAGAGCACAGGAAGCTGCGATGAATGATTATGCCAGACGTATGGCTGCGCTCAGTGGCGCTGCCGGCGGATTGGGCGGCATTGCCGGACAAGTGTTAGGCATGGGCGGCCAGAGACAAGGCGAAATGATGAACTGGCTGAACATGATGAACCAATATGGCGGACAAGGAAGAGACATTTACCAACAAGGATTGTCAAGGATGTATCAAGCCGCGCTTCAAAAATCGCAAGAGCCTTGGGAAAGAATCATGAGAGGACAGGCACTGCTTCAAGGAATGGATCCAGGAAGAATCTATGGTGGCTACACGACGGAGTCTGCAAAACCAGAGATTAAGTCGGAACCAACAGGATTGGGAAGTGCAATTGAAACCACAACGGGCTTAAAAAAGTTGTGGGATATGTTTTTTGGTAGCGAAGGCGGCTATGTTGAAAAGCCCAAAAAATACAACGAGGGTGGCATTGTCAGTGGCTTGGTTCCCATACAGATGCAGGATGGTGGCGATCCAGAAGTGGAAGAAATGGATATACCAGAATGGGTTCTTGAGGCTTTAGAATCTGGTGATATTAGAACAAGAATGGCTGCAATCGAATGGCTACAAACGAATCAAGCCGGAGAAATAAGCGAAGGGGTTGGAGGGTTTTTCAAAAGAAAAAATCAAGAGTTTCTTGATCGGATGGCGAGAATAACTGAAAGTGGCGAAAATCCATTTTTGTCAGGAGAGCTTGAGTTTGCGCCAGGGCTTGCTGGTATAACTAGCTTGCTCAGAACCGGGTTGCCAAAACAGATATTGTCCCAGATAGCTCCACGAATAACTCCAAAAGGCGCCAAAGTATCCACACCACAGAAACCAGTTGTTACTCCAAAAGGAGGTGTTCTTAAAGGGCCAGTAGGAAAACCAGTATCGCAAGGACCTACATCCAGAGCTCTACGAGATCCATCTGCGCGTCCAGTAGGACCGTATACCGGTGGTTCACAAGCGGTTTTAGAGGGCGCTAAACTACCCCCAAGCATAACTCAGAAGGCGGCTGATTTAGTTAAAAGAACTGGAACAAAAGCAAGAGACGTTTTTTGGGGTAAACCAGGGCAGATAAACCCATTTGGAAAAGGACAGCTTGGAGCTTACGAACGTTTGGCAAGGGGCGTTAAAATGGGAACAAGAGTCGGTGCAGCCTACGTCATTGGTTCAGTAGTAACAGATTTGCTGTCTGGTTTGAACGATGAGGAAAAAGCAGAAATGCTGGCCAAGCTGGAAGGACTCTCGGAAGAACAGATGATGGCTGTAGCCGAAGAACAAGAACGACTGAAAAAGGTCAAGGACAAAAAAGATCGATCAAGAGCGCTCAGTCGCTTTGTGGATCTCATGTATGAAAGACCCACAACGATCGGTGACTTGGGAAGAATGTACGAACAGGAAAGACTCGGAACGGTTCCTGCTGAAACGGTTGCTGCGAAAGAAGTTGAAGAATTAGCTCGCATGAGTGGACTGCCAGTGGAAACAGTAATGATGATGCAAAATCCTCAAGGCGCTTACTTTGCTCAACTTGGTCAAGCTAGACAACAAGATTTAGCTGGGCTTATCATCGCCTATTTGGTGGAACAAGGGGTCTTGGACGAGATAACGGCGGTTGAAAGAAAAACAAAACTAATGGAACTTCCAGCAGAGTCTCTGGAAAAAATTGCTACAGAGCTTGGCATCCCTATTCCGATCGTAGGTGGCTCAACAGTAGTAGATCCTTCCCAATATCAGTAACACCATGATTCCCGTTCTAGTCGGAAACAAGGTTGTTTATATAAAGACCAACGACCCAGAGGTTGCCAAGAGAACTGCTGAACGCTATCGAAAAGAACAAGAGGGAGACTTTTCCACTCTAGGAGAAACGCTTGTTCAAGGTCCAGTTAGGGGTGCCATTGAGGGTTTGGTTGAGGGTCCCATAGAGTTTGCAACTTCACTTGTGGATCTTACTGCCGGTACGGACTTCACCTCAGAAGTTGAAAAAAGTTTTGAACGGATAAAGCCTGACAAGCCAGTAAGCACAGCGGGTCAAGTATCCGAGCTTCTGTTTCGTTTCGGCGCTCCTGCCGGGGTTGCACAAAAAATGGTTAAAAAAGCCATTACCAAAAAGGCTACAAAGAAACGGCTATTTGCACCTAAAGAAGCTGTTTATAAAACAAAACCGAGTTGGTTAAAACACACGGTTGCACCCACCTTTGCGGCGGATTATTTGGCTACAGGCCAGGATGTTCCAACCTTTGGCATTTTTGACGAGTTTATTGATGAGGGATTTTTTAACACTTCGGCATCGAGGGAGGATGACGAGAAAGTTCTTGATGAACAAATCACTGCTGGGGACAGACTAAGAAAGCGTCTCGTTACCGCTGGCACAGGGGCAGCCATGTTGTTGGCGTTGCCCACCCTGTGGAAAGGAATAAAGATTCCGGTTGCCGGTGCGGCCAAAGGACTGTCCAAACTTGAGACAACACAGAACCTCGCAAAATTTACCCGCAACAAAAGAGAAAGAATTTCCGAAGCAATTAACCAGGGACAATACGAAGCGGGAACCAAGTGGGCTACGGCAAATAAAGTTTTATCCAAGCTCAGATCAAGAGGCGACCTTCCAACAAACGAGGTAAGCAACGCAAGGTATTCAAAGCAAGCACTGTTGAACAAACACCAAACTTTGCTGGACACGAACATGAGGAACCTATGGGGAGGTTATGATTGGTTGGTCAAAAGCGGCAAGGTTGGAGATGCAAAACTGAGAGAGTTGGACTCCGCATTGAGGACAGCCCTCTACGGCACGAACAAATCTCAAAAGAACGCCGCCATGAATTTGTTGAAAATATATGACAACAAATACATGAACCAGTACGGGACATTAAAATACGTTGCGAAACTTAGAAACAAACAAACCGGCGAAATGATATACAAGCAGGTTGAGAAACCAAGAACCAGCTTTGTTGAAAATGTTGACACCGCCAGGAAACAGATTGATGATTTAACATTGGAACTGAAAGAAGTGGCGGAGCTCTCAAAAAAACTAGGAATAGAGTTGTTGTCTCCAGGATATTTGGCAGCGATGGAAAAAAATATGGGAAGCTACGGTTATAGAGCATATAAGTCGATGTTGAAGGGGGAGCGCTATCTTCCCACTAGAGTAGATAGGGATGCAGCGGTTGCTGAATTGTTGAAAATGAAAGTTGTAGCTACTGCTGATGATGGCAAAGCTCTTTTAACGAGGTTGCTAAAAACTGGAAATTTCGACAACGCCATTATGGCTCCTGAGTTTGCAATTGAGGGCATCAAGTCTGGTATTTTAAAGAACAGAAAGCTGGATAATTTACCTGCCGTCAGGAAATTCTTGGGCGAAGTTACTGGAGAAACAGTTCCAGACCTGATGCTTAAGACGAGATCCACGGTCGATAACCTGTCAAGGCTGGTGGCAAGCGCCAGATATATGGATGAGGTTGCAGGAATAAACAACCGTTTGATAAATTCTGGCAGCAAGGAAAGGTTTCTTTACAACAGCATTGATGAGGTTGATGAAAGCATAAGACCACAATTTTTAGACGAGCTTGGGGATCCAATAATTATTCCGAACAAACCTCAAAAGTTTGGTAGCTTGGCAGGACAGGTAACCACGCAAAGGATAAGGGATGCATTAATCGGCGCCCAGAATGGCTGGTTGGAACAGTCACCAGGTGTTGTCTCCAGAGTATGGTCAACCTTTTTGGCAGGCAAAGGATTGGTACAACAAGCCAAAACCATTTACAGCCCCATTACCCAAATCAGAAACGCAACCAGTGCGTCCTTGTTTGCACTCATGAATGGCAATGTGGGCAACGCCCAAACTTTGCAGGACTCTGCCATGATTGTGTTTGATGCGCTGAAAAGAACAAACAAGGGATCGTTGGCAAAGTATTATGCAAACGCCCAGAGAAAAGGGATCGTCAATACTGGAGCGCAGTTGCGTGAAATAGATGCAGTGATTGATGATGCTGCCAGAGCACTGGAGGCTTCCGAGCCAGGGGCGTGGAGCAACGCAACCCAAAAAACAATTAAACTTCTCGATGCAAGCAGAAATAACTTTTTCTCCAAAGTCTACCAAGGCTCTGATGATGTCTGGAAAATATTCAGTTGGGAGATGGAAAAAGGCAGGATGATGCGAGCGTTTCAAAACGCATCAAAAAGAAACGCAAGTTTCAAAATTTCAAAAGGATCCTACAAAAACATTTCTCCCAAAAACATTCGTGAACTGGAGAAAAAGGGCGGCCAATGGTCGGCTCTTTCCAAAGAAGTGCAAGCCGAGGTCGTTGAAGACATCAGCGCAGCCATTGTCAGGGATACGGTTCCGAACTATGCAAAGGTTGGTTCTATAATTCAGTCACTTAGACGTAGCCCTTTCGGTAATTTTATTGCCTTCCCTGCTGAAACTGTCAGAACAGCAGTCAACTCAACCTCGCGTGCCATCGATGAGCTTGCCAGCGGTGTTCCTGAGATTGCGGAGATTGGCATGCGTCGATTGATGGGGAACATGGCGGTTATGTATGCTGCTCCAAAAGCTACTTACGAGTTTGGAAAGTTCATGACCGGCGCCAGCGATGAACAGGTTCAGGCTTACAAAAGAAGTTTCGCCACTCCATGGGAAAAGAATGCAGACCTCATTCCAATACGCACCGACAAGGATGGCAACATCGTAGAGTTTTACAACTACACCTACACCAATCCATACGAATATTTACGGACGCCCATTGCGGCAGTTTTAAATGCATTTTTAAATGGAGAAAAAAGAGGAGACAAGCTCCATGAAAAACTTTGGCAAGGGCTTGTCGGTTCTCAACAGAATCCTGGTGCGCTTGCTGAATATCTCACGCCTTTTTTTGGCTGGTCTATTGCGAGTCAGGGAATATTGGACGCTACAAGAAATGTAACCTATGCTTCCGGAACAGCACGTCCTATTTATAATTCGGAAATTGACTCTGCTGCGATTAAAACTGGTAAGGTATTGGCACACTGGGTTAATTTGTTTGCGCCCCCTGTGGTTCCTGTTAAGTTCAAACCAGGGCAAGAAGGACCATTTTTAAAAGACCTTCCACGAGCAACCCTTTATTCCTTGGGACTAACCGACCAGGGTTTGTCTCGGTCAGGAAGAAAGCCAGACATTTACAGTCAGCTCGCGGAGTCCTTTACCGGGCTGAAAACCATTCGACCCAACATGGAAAGAACACTTAGGTTCAGGGCATTCGATGCAAAAGAACAGATGCGGGATGCGGCATCGCTTTACACACAGGTTGCCAAGAATCCAAACGTTCAGGACCCGGAAGCACATGTCAAGGCCCTGTTAAAAACCAATGAAGCCCGCTTCGAGGCATTAAAAGATGTATCAATGGCAGTCGAGGACGCAAAAAGACTGGGGATGTCTGACCAAGAAGTATATAAAGTATTGAAGGGAACCAAGATTGCGAGCCCAAGAGCAATTATGAACCGCACCTTTATCCCGTATTTCCCATCCGAGTTCGCAATTGGAGAGGCGTTGTCAAAAGAAGGCGCGGAACAACCTGCTTTCTTCCCGGAAGACGCATTGCGCCAAGCCTGGATACAAGACATTAAACCTCTTCTGCCCCAAGAATCTTTTGTGGGCGGACCACCTCAAATTCCAACAGCGACGCAACCAAGAATGACCAGAAGAACAAAGGCCGCGATTGCTCCGAAAAGCTCTGCTGGTGTTATGTTAAGACAGCAAGAGCTCGAAAAACTATTGGGCATCCGTTAATTGCGCCGACGCAAAAACAAATACGGGGCCATCAAGGTTCAATACGACGGCCACAAATTTGACAGCAAGCTCGAAGCCGCCAGATACAAACAGCTTAAACTCATGGAAAGCGCCAGGGAACTCTCGCATCTGGAGCTGCAACCGAAGTATCCATGTGAGGTCAACGGCAAGAAGATCTGCACCTACATCGCCGACTTCCGCTACCGGCTGAAGAACGGGGACACCGTGGTGGAAGATGTCAAGGGCGTGGAAACAGCAGTGTTCAAGCTGAAGAAAAAGCTGGTGGAATCCCTGTACCCAGGGGTCAAGATTCAGATTGTAAAGAACCCCCGGTTCTTTGTGGTGTCATAAAAAAACCCACACCAATTTCTTGATGTGGGTTTCTGTTTAATTGATGAAGTACCTGGTTATTTCAGAACCAAGCCATTCACCTATCGGCACGGATACTCCATTACCAATCAGTTTGTAGGCTTCATTGTTTGAGCAATTAAAGCTATAACTGTCTGGAACACCTTGTAGTCTTGCATACTCTCTAACGGCGTATGGCCGGACTCCAAGGGGGTATCTTTTATCAACCACTACCCTGGTGCTGCGATCTTTTGAATAATGCGCAACACAGCAGGGAGCAATATCGTTTTTGTCGGGATCACTGATGATCGGAAGATCACGATATTTCCCTTTCATTCGATTGGTCAATGCCTTTGGATAATCAATCTGAGGTTCGTTGAGTAAAAGCTCAGAGAGTTTTTTTGCTCTACGTTTTTTTGGTTCGCGCCAACTAAAGTTTTTCTTAGATCCAATAATGATCAGTCGATCTCTCTTTTGTGGCAACCAAAATTCAGATTTGATTGGACAGAAAGTGGTAGTGTAATAATCTGGAAGTTTTGTCATGGCTTCCATTACCACCTTAAATTTTCTCATTCCAGGAACATTCTCGATAATAAAAATTTCTGGTCTTGCGATGGCCATGTGCCTAAACGCGTGTAGAAATAAATCTTCGCCTGTCCTGGTTCCGTGTATATCAGCGATTGCTGAATACTTGGTGCATGGATAAGTGTAGGCATGAACATCAGCTAGAACATCATCTTCAACAAGTTTCTGAGTGAGGTCAATTTGACTCACGCTATGACCGTTATCGCGTTGCACCTGGCAGGCGATTGGGTCAAGCTCATAGCTTGCCTGGATGTTGATACCGGCATTGAGTAGTCCAATGTCTAGTAATCCCGCACCGGAAAAATATGAATTTAATTTAATATTCATTTTATCCTCCCATTGAATTGAGATTAAAATTTCGCTCGGTGGCGTCTGGTTGTTAAAGAACGCAGTGTGCTTTTTAAGGCACCCTTATATTATACCATGAGCGCTCTAAGTCCTTGATTTACAAAGAGAAAACGGAACTTAAGAATTTACAAAATTGAGAAAAACGATCCTTGTTTGGATCGATTTGGGGTATTTTTTTAGAATGAGTCTAAAGAAAAAGCCTTTGGCTAAAGGCTTTCGGAGTTGTCGCGCAACAACAAACTAGAATTTCGGACTATATTTTTTTGGTGAGATCAATCGCCTCTTCCCTGGAAATCAGCATGTCCAGATAGAACCTGGCTTTGCGGTAGTCCTCGCTGGCCTTTCCTTTGTGTGGTGCCCGCCACATATACTTGATGACTTGGCCTCTTAGATAGCCGACAAACTCTTTCGGATCGAGCGCAGCACCAATGGCATCGAGCGCTTCTATGCGTCCCTGGGTATAGTGTGCGGGGTGGTTGACTGGATCGTCATTCATCTCTGGTCAGTTCTTCCAGGCGTGTGTTGATTCCGAACTCTTCCCGGAACCGCATCAGTTTCTTGATGACCTCCGGATCGTAGTTGACCTTGGACAGCTCACGCATCTCTTTACTGGTGTAGGTATTTTTCCCTGCCTGATCTTTGGGTGCATTGGTAAGTAGGACTTTGCCTTTGGCATAGGTGGTAACACCACCGCCAATGCCGTCTATTGGTAGGCTCACCAATGAGGATAGCCAGATGTGTTGCTCACACCCCTGACGCTGTGTTGTTTCATCGAGAGGCTTGTTGAAGTTATTGCAACGCCAACCACCATCACCGTCAAACACAGGCTCGCTGTGAGCACAGTTGCGGCAGTTGATGTCATCCGGCAGTTGTTCCAGTCCGTAAATGGCCTGCTGTTTCGGAGTCATGAACTTACGGATGCGGTAATCGGTTGAGGAATAGGGCGATGGCGGGGGCGAATCAGCCTGGATAATGAGTTTCGCTTTCTCTGTCATTTCGTCCAGGATGCCATCTCGCGCTTCCACAATCTCGATATAAAGGTCGGAGTCGTTCTTGTTGTAGACAATGATCAGGGCACGCTTTAGATCAAAGGCGGCCATGTAACACTGGATCTGTGCTGAGTAATCCTTGGACCACTCCTCATAGCTTTCCCCCTGTTGTAGATCCCTGAAGCGGTTGTTGTTCGCTGACTTCACCTCCAGGATCATGACCTCCTCCGGGTTCTCAGGGTCAACGTCCTTGACTACGCCATCCACGGAGCCACCCAAATGGCCACCGAGAAAAGAACAGCGGTATTGATTGCCGTCCTTGTCCTTGGCAGAAACCTTGAGGCCTTCCATTTTCTTCATGCGATCCACTACCTGATCTTCAATGCGGTTGCCCAGATCGAACAGGCGTAGGATGCGACCGTTCTCAAACAGCGGAAACGACCAACGGAACTCAAGCCACAGCTTGCGCGGATCACCGCCGATTACACTCATGCCAAGATGTTGGCGCCTTCGTTGTCCATACACTTCTAATTCATCAAACTCATCTACTAAAGTCATAACTTAATCCTCCGATTTTTGATTGTTGATTCTCCAAGTTTCGGCTAGTAGTCTTGATGAATACCAAGACAAAAAGTTTTCTTCTCCTAGTTCTTTCTCTAATTCTTTTAGCTTTTTTCTTTGTAAAACATAATACATAGTCGCAACTCTTTTCCACACGTCGTGGTTGTTTTTTAAAAACTTTATTATTTTTTCTTCGTTCATAACTTAATCCTCCTTTCTCCTGAATACATCACCTTGATGTTGTCATACTTGCCTTCTTTTTGGGTCATGATGCCATCAATATGGTCAAAGGCACCATGGGTGTTGATCAACTCGACTGCTTGCTTGACGGTGCTTGGTGCAAACAGGTCGAGGGTAATTTGTTTCCATCGGCTTTTAGCGAACCGATTCACTTTCGGATGCTCAAACATCAGTGGCAACTGATAGCTTTCAAACAGGTTTTCACACTCAAAGATCACCTTGCAATAGAAGTTGCCGTTCTTGGAGGTGGTGGGGTGAGCTGAAATACGGCGCACATTGGATATTTTTTCTTTGTTCTGGCCCTGTTTCTCATCAGAAAGCACGAACCCAGCACTGGCAGTCCCCTGTTTTGCCAGGCTGGGCGCGTTTTTTTCCGGCTGAAAATAAAACGATTGTGGTTCCGGGAAAGGCTCACCGCACTCACGGCACTCCTTGAATGACGTGGGGCTGACGCCAAAGCAGAGCTCACAGACCTTGATCTTCGCATCCACGCGCTCGTCCTGTGGCACTGCTTCATCAAGACAGCCATGACGGACCATGTTCTCTCCATAGTCCAGCATCAGGCAGTTTTCCTTGTCAGGATAGGGGCGCATGCCACGTCCACACATCTGGACATAGAGCCCCAGACTTTGCGTGGGTCGCAACAGTGCCAGGCAATCAGTGCGTGGCGCATCCCAGCCCTCCGTCAATACTCCCACATTGCACAGGGCGTGGATAACGCCACTATCAAATTCTTTTAATATGCGCTCACGATCTTTGGTTGGGGTGTCGCCGGTAACTACTTCAGCCTTGATGCCCTGCTGTTGCAGAAACAAACACATTTTCTCGGCATGGAGCACCGACACGCAGAAGAATACCGTAGCCGACCTCCCCTTTAAGTAGGCCTTGTCCATCCAGTCATTGAAAATTTCCATGATCAGGGGTTCGCTTAGGACAACTTTTTCCAGATCGCCCTCACGGTAATCGCCGCCTTTGAACTTGAGACGCACGTCCTTGGTGTCGATTACCGCTTGGCTCTTTACCGCGAATGCCGACAACCGAGATAGATAGCCGTCCTGCACCAGTTGCGGTATTGAAATCTGGTAGGCGATGTCCTTGAAAAAATGATCCAGCTTGTCGCCATAAATATAACCTTGACCCATGCGGTAGGGCGTAGCGGTGACGCCAACGATCCGGCACGGCTTTTTCTCGCGCATTGCATCCAGCACTTTGCGGTAGCGTGTGGTCTTTATAGGCGCGATATGGTGCGCTTCATCTACAATGATGTAGTCTACTCCCGGAACTGCATCCAAACGCTTAGATGACGCCAGAGTGTCCCTGGATGCTATCAATACTGGCGCCTCAGTGTCATAACTCTTGAGCGAGGCTGCGAGAATACCGACGGGCGCCTCTGGCCAAACCTTTAACAGCTTGTCTTTGGCTTGTGAAACCAGCTCTTGGCGGTGTGCCAAGATCATGAACCTCCGGTCGTTCCCGTTCAGCTCTTTAATAAGGTGGGAAAATACGATGGTCTTGCCGGCAGCGGTTGGCAACACCAGTAAGGGATTGCTGTCTATGGGCTTGGTCTTGAAGTAAGCCAACAGTGCCGCCAGTGATTCTTCCTGGTAATAGCGTAATTGCATCAGTGGATGCTCTCGCTTTCGTCCGGGTCTTCGCCATTTAACATCGAGCCGATCCGGGAGAAAGCGAGATCCAACAAACGATAGGCGGTTTTTTGGTTGGGAGCGGTGTTGAGAACCACCTCTGGTAACAGAAATATTAGGACTTTGGTGATGTTGTCCTCGGAGATGCCGCGCTTTTTCCATTCCTCGATCATGTCATATAAATCACTGACGATGACCTCTGCGGTTTCAATGCCTTCAACAACGGCGTCTTTCTTTTTGCTCATGATCGCTCCTGATTCTATGAATTATAATGCAGTCCGGCTTTTTGATAAACGAGAAGCCTTAAACTCGTGATCGGAGGCGATCAATCAGTCCCAATCAGCTGAAATTGACGCGCCCGTGGCAGTGGGCACGGATTGGGTTGGTGTTGCCTGGGGTTGGGTTTTCTGTGGCGTCACCGTAACGGTGTTTTTAGGCTGCAGAAAAGACACGATCTTGTTTTGTGGAGCGTAGTCCTTGGATTCTTCAATCCCCACCTTGGCAAAGAACGACTGGTTCATCAGCCCTGGCATACGCTCGGCGCTGAGAACTCCAGGCTCTTGGCCTACGGCGACAATCCATTCCTTGAGACGCCTGATGGCGACGGCTGGATTGGCACCGGTAATGGTGAAGTTTTCCCACAGTACGCGATTGGCGTAGTTGGGACCCAACACCCGGTATTTTACCTTAAGATAAGTGTTGTTGTTTTTGGATACTTTCTGTTCCCACTCTTCAGCCGCCAATTCATAGGTGCCTTCTTCAATGGGAGAAAAGTCATTATCCGGTTCCTCAATGGCATTGAGGTCGATGTTGAAATCAAAATCATTAGACATGCTGTCCTCCTTGTTTGTTTGGTTGATTTTTATTTACTACTGGTTTGCTTGCATCCTCAATCTTTTTCACAACTGCTTTACATGCAGTTATGAAGGTAGGCCATGCAAGATCTATTCTCGGAGGCAACTGGAGCCTTGACTTGGCGTCAAACGCGGCTGTCCGTTGCGTGAAGAGATAGCGATTGTCGCTAAATGTTTTGCCACGATGCTTCTCGTTGAAGCCTTGACCAGACTTAACGGTGGTAAATTCGTGGTTAGCGAATAGGTTGAAGTCGACCCAGGCACGTATGTAACTCGCTACTTTCTTATGGGTATTGAGTTCGTAGCGATCGTATGGCTCGTGCTCTGGGTCGGAAAAAGTTCTGATTTGCACATGTGATAACAGGATCACATGCATTTGTTTGGCTACCGACAGCGCTTCAAGGCTCCTTAATATATGGCAGAAGAGTTCGTAACTCTCGGTGAACCCTTTGCCATAGCCCAAGGCTTCAATGGTCTTGATGTTGTGCGTTTCCTTGACCTGTTCCTGGCACAGCCGTTCAGCCGCATCGGTGGTGTCAAGGACTACGGTTTTATAATCGTGGTCTTGATTAGCCAGCTCCTTGACCTGTTGCACCATGTCGTTGTAGGTTTCGCAAACCGGGAAGTGGTCAACGCTGATGTAGCGCAAGCCATCCTCGGCGCAGATGAAAATGGGATCGGGGGCGCCGGCAGCAAAGGTGCTTTTGCCGATGCCGTCTGTTCCGGTAACATTCATTCTCACTTTTGTATACGCAGTCTGTTTGTTGATGTTATCCATTAGAGTCATTGGACACCTCCTTTTCCACAAACTGTGGTGTCTTGGTGACTTTGGTGATTGCGCCTTTCTGGATAACCTCCGCCAAGGCGGGGGCTTCCATGGCAAAATTCTGGAAACCACGAAGCCCTAAGACTTCTTTGGTTTCAAATGGCCAGTCGTTGGATGGTATCTGTCCCTTGATGCTGGCCAGGTAATCCTGATCCCAGCTGATGGAACGGCTGAATGATATGTGAAGACCGTTGTGGTTTGACGAACCGCCCTTGTTCTGTAGGGTTTCGATGTCTATGCCCAGATCAGGGTGCTGCAGAATTTCTTTGTTCACCCATTTGATTTGTTGTTCAGTCTCCGATTTTAGGGTCAGCAATTTTTGACGCTCCGACCGTAGCGTTTCAAGATTTTCCATGATTCTTCTCCCAAAGAATTATTCTTACTCAGTTTCTTCTAAACCTAACTACCCCTTAACGATAAACACTTGCAATTTGTTTGTCAAGCCTTTATTATTCTAAATACAAACTATTTAATTACATTTGGGAGAAAAATCTGATGACAATAAGAGTAACCCTGTCCGAGTATATCCAGGACGTCGGGGTTTCGGTCGTTGCGAAAAATGCAAACGCCTCCGAGTCCACCGTCAAGGCATGGAGATATCATAACCGAGTTCCCAGGATCAAGCAAGCAAAACGCTTAATGCGAACCTCACATGGGTTGCTTACATGGGAATCCATTTATGGAACCATCTATGAGGGCGACAGCGACCGCGCAGTCAGGCCTAAAAATGATAAAGCTCAAGTTGCCTAGGACGTTCATTTATGAGTTTGATTCTAAACACGAATCAGACGTGGGTGGACATCAGTCAGGAAGTTAAAGATGAAATGCTTGAAAGCTACTGGGAAAATGGGTTACACCTGATTCCCTGCGGTTCAAAAGACGAATACATCCCTGAATATTTCCGCAAACGCCACACGTTTGATACCGAAGAAGAGATAAAATCACGCTGGGCCAAAGCGCCGAGAGTGAAATGGGAGTCTTATCAACGCGCTCAACCTACCCGTGAGGAGATGGAAGCGTGGCTGAGAAAGTTTCCGCGTTCCAACTGGGCAGCTTTGACTGGCATTAATTTCGTGGTTCTCGATGCCGACTCGGAAGAGGCGGTGGAGTTTGTCAGCAACGGACACATAACCAATACGCAATTACGCCAGACTACTCCGAGAGGCGGGATGCATTTCTTTTATAGTGTAAATCCCAACCTTGAGATTCGTAACTCAGCTGGCACCAACAAACTTGATGTGCGCGGAGTCGGAGGTTATGTGATGATGTGTCCCTCCCATGACTATTTTTTTATCAACAACAGCCACATCCCGGTCGGTTCCATGGATGACTTGCCCTGTTTGCAACAGGGGGATTTGCATAAGATCGGAGAGTTCAATAATATAGGCAAGGTTGAAAGTATTATCGTCGATAGACTCGATGATGTCGGCACCGATATTGGCACCCGCAATGACAAGCTGGCGCGACTGGTCGGGCGATGGGTCCGTGAAGGTTGGGGACAGCGGGAAATACTGATCAAGGCACAGGACTGGAATCAAAACAATGTGCCCCCCATGTCGCCGATTGAAGTGACCACAACCACAATGTCTATTGTCAATGGACACATAAAAAGACATCCCGAAGATGTAGAGATGGGCATGCTCAGATGGGAAACGAGCAAGTGGGAAGTGCATCTCGAAGACGAGCAGAAAGAAATTCTCGAACAGGAAGACCCGATCGAGAACCTGGCGGAAGACAAACCGGCAAAGGTTGATCCCCTCGGCCTTTTACCCTGGGGCGCCTTCCGCCAACTGGAGATTCCCACACCGACCGAGTATTGGGGCGACAAATTTATCTTTGAACGTGGACGGGTGTTGCTTCTGGGCAAGCCGAAGATCGGCAAGTCCCACTGGATCGGCGCCTTCGCAACAGCAGCCTCGACCGGCAGCAAATTCATGGGCAAGGAGTTTCCAAGACCGATGAAAGTCATGTGGTTGCAGGCCGAGATCATCGATGCCTACATCAGGGATCGAGTGGAACTCTACCTCAAATCCTATGAACAGCATTCGGAAATGATAGAGCTGATTGACCAGAACCTGGTGGTCACGGGACGCTTGCAGAAAAACCTGATGCGCGATGCTGACATCGACATGGTGGCACGCTCGATCGAGTTCCATGAGCCCGACATGATCATGATTGATCCGGTGATCAACTTCTTTTCCGGAGAGGAAAACAAGAATGAAGATGTGCAGAAGTTTCTGTCAAGGGTGGATAAGCTGATCGACACCTACCGAGTGACCGCAATCCTCGCCCATCACACCGGCAAGGAACGCCAGGACGACATGAGTTTCATGTCCGCCCGTGGTGGTTCGGCATTTGCGGGATGGTTTGACTCAGGCGTCAAGCTACTCGGCGACAAGCCGAACGTCACCCTGTTCTATGAAGCACGGAACGCAAGGGAGCCTGAGAGTCATGCAGCGTACTTCAATTTTGACACAGGCTTCTGGAACATCGTGGACTTTGACACAGAAAAACAGATTGATGAGGTCGACATTGCACACACAGTGGCGAACTCAATGGACAAGACAAAATTCTACACCCGTGCCGAGCTTGAATTGCTGGCACGCAAGGCTCTCAAAGACAGAGGCTTGGCAAGCGGTCAGTTGAAAGGAAAAGAAGCCGTGAGTTTTGTGCAGAAATACCTCGGTGGCCGCGTGCTGACTCATGCGATACCGGGCAAACAGACGTGGCATTGGTTGGTTAATAACGAAGGGGTAAAACCCTGGGAGGAAGAATGATCGAAATTAAAACAGGAAATTGTCTAGAGGTAATGAAAGAAATAAAAGATAGTTCTGTTGATCTTATAATTACTTCTCCTCCCTATAACTTGGGGAACAACCATCACACAGGAAACAAAAGACACCAAGCGTATGATGATGATTTACCTGAAGAAAAATATCAATTTGTTCAAGTATGCTTTTTAAAAGAGTGTTTTAGGGTTTTACAGGAAAAAGGAAGTTTGCTTTATAATCACAAGAACAGAATAAAAAAAGGAGTTCAAATATCTCCTTATGCGTGGTTATTGAAATCGGAATTTATAATCAAACAGGAAATTGTCTGGATAACCCGTAGCCAAAACTTTGACAAAATAAGATTTTATCCTTGGACTGAAAGATTATATTGGTTATCAAAAAGCCCAAAAACAAAACTAAAAAACATTCTTAATAAACATGATGTATTTGATTGGCGGGAATGGAAACCTGTAGGAACAAGGGGTAATCATACCAGAGCTTTTCCCGAACAAATGGTTACAGATATTTTAGCGGTGTTTCCTGATGCAAAGACTGTGCTTGATCCCTACATGGGAAGTGGCACAACAGGGGTTGTTTGTCAGAGGTTAGGTCGAGAGTTTGTTGGAATAGAATTAAACCCAGAGTATGCAGAAATGGCAAAGAATAGGATTTATAACGATGCACCTTTGTTTGCTGATGTGCGACAAAAAAAGGAGACAACAAATGAAAGAAGATAAATACAAATACATACCGAACTATGAAAGGGCTAATCGCCTGGCAGACAAGATGCGTTGCCCATTGCTCAGAAATTTCGTGGCGTTCCCATCGGAGGTCGCACGGACAACCTATAATAAGGCAGTAAAGCTGGGCATTGTTTCGGGGAAGAAATGGCACGATATGTTTACCGAGCGTGAAAAAGAGGGGGATGAAAATGGGCGTTAAAATAGGGTCACTTTGCGTAAAAAACGATGGTATGGTTACTTTACGCAAATCATACCATGTGCCTCTGAAACCCCTATATAATAAGGAAAGTATACATGGTATGGTGGTATGATCATACCATGCCATACCACCATACCACCACGCTTGAAACCCTTATGGAATGCACATGGTATGGTGGTATGGTGGTATGCTCTCCTAAAGGAGAGAGGAAAGGGTTGTATAGAACAACCTCCCCTCTACCGCTCACTCCAAGTAGAGAGGTGAAGAAATAATGAGTTACGCAAAGTATACGAAAAAAAGGATAACAAAAAAGCAACGGGCTTTTATTGACATGTATGTGTATGAGGATTTGAATCAGAGTCAATGTGCATTCAGGGCCGGCTATAAGCATCCGGAGATAATTGCCAATCGGTTATTGCATAATGAGAATTATAAACATGTGCAGGAAAAGATCAGGGATTTGCAGGCACGGCAGAGGCAACGGTATGAGATCACGTTCGAGAAGGTGGCATCGGATTTGAAAACAATACGCGATGCCGCCCTGGCAGATGGCTCATTCGGCGCAGCGGTAACGGCAGAGCTGGGACGGGCGAAGCTGGCGGGGTTGATGGTGGACAGGAAGGAAGTGAAGTATGGGAAGATCGACCAGATGGACCGCAAGGAAGTTGAGGCAAGGTTGCGGAACCTGATGGAACAGAACAAGATCGGCAATGTCGAGAAGAACGTAACTCCGGAACCGGAAGTGATTGAGCATGATGGTTTTGAACAGGATGGCTTTGAACAGGACGATGATGAGGTCGAGCCTGGAGTTGTTGTCGATGAGGAAGATGGAGATGAGGAAGATGGAGAAGAGGAATGATAAAGAAGCTCGCTCATTGCCAGAGCTGTCATCAACAGTTTGAGGCGGTTGATATTTCTCCGAGAGTGGTGCGGCAGAGGAAGGGTCTGTCAGTGAGCTTGCGCCTCTGTAAGAAGTGCAAATCACCGAGCGATGAAGAGTTCTACGGGCACTTTGTGCGGGGATTGTCGGAGAGGATTGTCCAGAGGATGAAGAATGGCTGGGACGATGAGCCGGATGAGTGGTGAGTTAGTGTAGCTTTGAGGGGTCGATCCAGTCTGCGGACCTGGCGTGTTCCTTAAGCATTTCATTCTCGAAGTGACAGTCCGGGCAGGCGCCAGGCTCTATGTCTGCAATAGGTGAGTGCTTGAAGCGGCCGTGAACCTTACAGTCAACGGTGATGGTTGCATCACGTTCGAGCTGATCCAACAGGGTGTCGGTAATCAGTTCGGCTATTTTTGTTTTAGAGTCCGACATCGATGGGGGGCAGGTTGAGTATGCACTTGGCATTGTCGCCACCACGATCAGTCATGACCATGAGGGCGAGCTTGCCTTTCCTGGTTTCCAGGCGCACTGCAATCTTGCCGAAAAGAAACCATTGGATTTCATCTGCCTGGAGTTGATATTCTGCTGGCCAGAGTATGTGGTCGAAATCTTTCAGCGCTTCTTCCTCGTCAAGTCTGAATGACTCAAGCTCTCTTTGCTCTGCTGTGGTTAGTGTTGTCATTGTTTTATTATGGCAATTAACTCTAAAACGTCAACGATTATGCTAATTAGCTCGTTCATTAATTATCGCATCCTTTCTGTGCGGTAAGTCGTTCCATCTGTAAAATTTCTTAGTAGCCATGTGCCAGAACCACCCTTGATATTCGTGTTGGTCTAGGGGAATCTTTGAAGCCACATATTCTGGTTTATATTTTTCGTTCATCCACCTTTCTCGGTTGCTGGGTAAACATTCACAGGTCGTATGTATTCTTCTTCCAAGCTACCCTTGATGACTAGTATGTTTGGTGAAATGGAATCACGGTCTGTGTCAATTTCATCTGGCTTATGTGTGTTGACTCTGGCAAGGACTTCTCCTTTGGTGAGTGGTATGTCAGAGTTGATGCGGTAGATTTCCCTGGAAGATACTTCCAGCTCTATCAGGTATTTGTTTTCTTTATTCATTGTCTTTTTCTTTTGAAAGAACTGATTTAATGTAGCTGTTTCCTTTTAAGACAACTGATTTAATGTAGCTATCTTTTTTTTCTTCCTTTAGTCTTTTGTTTTCTTTTTCAAAGTTCTTGGCTTGACCTCTGAAATATCGCGCCATGTTGCGCCAGTATTTTGTTTCGGTATTTTCTGCGCCTTCCCAGGCTTTGGCGGTGCTATATTCTTCCTTGTCAGTCATTGTTTTTCTCCCCAACATATTCGCTGTTGGTGTTTAATGTTTCAGTAAACTCTTTGTCTCTTTCTTCTACAGTAGGAAACCATTGAAAATCAGTTTCTCCACTTGTGCCGTCAACCCCTGCAATTCCGTAGGGCATACCCTCATTGTCTTTCCAGATTTTTTCTGAGCAATCGTTTTTGCGATACCAAATATCTAGTTCCTCAGACCACCAAGTAATTTTTTCTATTCGCCAAACACTGTTGTTGTCTTTAAAGACTGCTGTTGTTGGTTCACTCATCAGGATTCTCCTGTTCTTCTAAGTGAAAAGTAATCTCGCAAGACCCATCAAACTCTATCCACTTGTCTACAAGTTTGGATTTTTTATGGTCAATGACTGGATGTCCGTATTCGCCCTTGATTATGCGTCCGTTCTTGTATTTTTTATAGACCGGGTCTAGTTTTTTGTAGTCAATCAGGACCGATCCCTCTGATATTGAGCAGCCGTCTGACCAGACATCAAGGTTGACATTAAGACCATGCTGTTTTTTCACATACGCCTCAATGGCTTTCATTACTGTGATTTGGTGAATTTTAATTTCAATCATGATGGTTCTCCTTTTGAAACTGGTCTTGTTTCACACTCGCAGTCATTACACCAAACATCTTTAGATAGCGAGGCACTATTTAATACGTTGTTGTTTTCATCTGCCCATACTTGAAATTCGATGTTGTCGTTGCCACACTCATTGCAACATAGTGTTTTGTTTGGTTCAATCATGATGCTTCTCCCAGAAATTCTTTTCTTTCTTCTTCGGTAAGGTTCTCCAGATGCATTTGTTCAAACTCAGGTGAGTATTCGTCATAGATAGGAGTTGCCAAACGAAACTGGATTAAGGAAATCATATCACCCACTCGATTTTCTCCATACCTGGTGAACTCGGTTATTTTGTTATCGTATTCGTAGAAGTGCATATAGTCTTCACCCAGTTGCATGACTTCTCCCCGCTTGTTGCTTGCGCTTGAAGTCTTAACAAACGCTATTTCCGAGCATAGTTTCTTAACCTTTTTATATGAAAGGTCTTTCAATGGTTTGTAGTTGGTGCTCATATCGTCCTCCAAATTAAGTTACTAAATAATAAAATGTTTTTTACCATGAGTGTATTATCTCACCTCTATCCCTTTATTACAAGCAGTTTATACAGGTTTAGAAAAGAATCTGTAACTGTATATTTTCGATTTGGAAATGACCCAACCCCCCTCCCCCTCTCCTTTTTCATTTCAAACCGGGGGGGGATGTCAGTTCGGACAGCTGAGAGCAGCGGATTGCATCTGCGGTCTGCATCAATCAATCTGCGGTCTGTTGAATAGTTAATCTGCGGCCTGTCGCTTGGAATTTCTGGTGCATTCACTCGCCAGGTTCAGGTTTTGTTTGGAGAACGAAACGAACCCGGCGAGCTCATAGGACAAAATACGAATTATCCTTTGGGAGAAGTGTAGTGTAATCTGCGGTCTGCGCTCTGTCAATCTGCGGGCTGCTGAAATAATCATTTTACCCTGGTCATTAGCAGGCCAGCCCAGACCATAACCAGGGACATGGCCGCATAGAAGGACCCGAGCACCCGGTCATAAGGAAAGAACAGCAGGAAGGCCGACGCCAGGACATAGACGCCGGCCAGAGCTGTTAAAATACCCAGGGTTTTCATGGGATATAATCTAAATCGTTGAAGTGTTCTTCTTCAAATGATTCTATTGTTCTTTCAATGGCACTAGATAATGGCGTTAAATGGTCAAACTCTCCTCGGCCGTTGTTCTCTTCCATTTGATCAAGAACGTAGTCAAAAACTTTATCTATGTTTTTTTCAGTTATAGACAATAACTTATTTTTGCCCAGGGTTTTCATTAGTGTAATGGAAAGCCCACAATGTTGGGCCGGTTCCGGACCTGGCACAACTGGCAATTTTTACAGGTGATTTTATCGTTGTAAGTAGCGGGGCATATGTTGACCAGGTTACCCGCCGGCGTGGTAATTGTATGGTTATAGTTCTCGGTGCTGGGCAATATAACGACAACGGGGGCAATTTCCAGGGCCAACAGTCTATCGGCCTCCTTTATTGAATCAGCTGATAAGTTGACGGTAAAACCGTTGTCATTGGCATATTTAATCTTTTTATAGTTGCCCGTGTTTTTGTGTTTATGGGTGTAGGTATACCCGCGCCTTCCCTTATTGGCATCCACTAGTTCTTTTAACTTGTTGAAGTTTATAGTCTCGCCACTTCCGGCTAAATCGCCAGCCTGGTTGTGTCGCCAGAATGTTTCCGGCTTTAGTGTATTAATACAGGCTAAAAAATCCCCGTAGTTGTTGCCCCTTGTTTTGTTGGTAACTTGTTTCCAATGGTGATTAATAAAATAACCACTAATGGCATAACATGATCCATCATTTAAAGGGCAGCTGGGTGGGCAGCTGGTGCGCTCGGTTGTGCTGACTGGTATTAATCCCAATTTTTTATTGCCGCTTTTTAGATTAAAATGAGTATGCATTTCGTCCTCCAATTAATTTTAAATACCCTTGTATTATAACATTTTTACACGATGCGTATACTACTATTTGCAGCTGGCGGCCTGGTGAACCGGCCCCGATCTGCGCCCCTGGTATAATCTTCAGGCGTCTGCGGTCTGCGGTCTATTGAAAGTAAAGGGACCATGTGATTGCGCTGTTGTGCGGCTGTGAAAATAAACTCACTATCTGAGTAGATAGTTGTATTAAATAGTTTACTTATCGTGTAAAATGATAGATACAAACTAAATGGAGAGCGATTATGAAACAATCAAAAGAAAAAAATAAAAAAATACGGGACCGCGTTGTATCAGAGATACTTGAGTTATTAAAGGACGGCGTTAATCCATGGAATAGACCATGGACCGCTGGCCAGTCTTTAGGTGATCACAATGCCTACAGCGGCCATAGTTACCAAGGCATCAATATCTCAATACTTGCTTATGCCAAAGAAAAAAATGGCTGGCAGTCCGATCAATGGCTAACTTTTGACAATGTCAGAAAAAACAAAGGTAGCGTTATCAAAGGCTCAAAGGCTACTCGCGTTGTTTTTGTTAAAACTATAGAGTTTAACAAAAAGGACGACGACGGCCGCGTTGTTACCGACGACAACGGTAAGCCGGTTAAAATCTATGTGGGTTATCTGAATGAATATCCAATATTCAATATTGAGCAAACTGAAAATGTACAGTTACCCAAGGCCGAGCAAAAAAGAATAGAGGCTGCGATAGCTCGGGAGCTGCTTATGCAGTCCGATGCTGGCGTTCAATGGGTGGATAGTGTCTACACTAACCTAGATGTAGATGTTAAGCATACTACCGAGAGTAAAGCGTACTATTCACCGAGCAAAGATATGATCCATCTACCCAACTATTCCATGTTCAAAAAACCCAGCGGCTACACGGCGACAGCGCTGCATGAATTGGTGCATTGGACCGGTGCCGAGTCCAGAAACAACCGGCCCGGTATTGTCAAGTTTGAATACTTTGGATCTAGGTCATACGCCTTTGAAGAGTTAATAGCTGAGATCGGCTCGGTCATGCTAGGCCATAAGTATGGTATTAGTGGCAAAACTGAGAACCATGCCAGCTACATCGACGGCTGGATCAAAGCATTGGAAAGCGATTCTCAAAGTTTATTCGAGGCCAGTCATTTAGCCCAGCAAGCGATGGAGTATATCTCTGACAATACAGCCTAGTCATTCAGCCCCAAGAAACCGCGCGTTGATGTTCATTCAACGTGCGGATTCTTTTTATTCTGAGGTCGAAAATCTCAGATTTTTTTATTCGCGACCCCAACCCCCCCCTATGCTATTTGGGACTCCTACTGAAAGGATAGTATAATGACGTTCAACACAAATAATTTGCCCAAAAAAACATTTGAAACTATAGTGACTCCTATGCCTGCCGATTTAGGACATGTTCCAATCGATACCATGCGCGAGATCCTGTTGCTGCAAAATCGCTTGGAGAACTTTGATACCCAGGAAGTCATCCAGAGATCCTTCCTGGATTACATCCGTTATATCTGGCCTGAGTTCATCGAAGGCGAACACCACCGAATCTTTGCCGAGAAGCTCGATGAAATCGCCCATGGCGACACCAAGCGCCTCATCATCAACATGCCGCCCAGACACACCAAATCCGAGTTCGCCTCCGTTTATTTCCCCTCATGGATGATGGGACTCCGCCCGAACATGAAGATAATGCAGACCACGCATACCTCGGAGCTGTCCGTGCGCTTTGGGCGCAAAGTAAGGAATCTTATGGATTCCGAGGAGTATAAGGCCGTTTTTCCCAAAGTCACACTCAGTGCCGACTCGAAAAGCGCCGGGCGTTGGGAAACCAACCGCAACGGTGAGTATTTCGCTGCTGGAGTGGGCGGCGCCATTACCGGAAGGGGCGCCGATTTGCTGATCATTGACGATCCGCACTCGGAACAGGACGCGCTCTCACCCTCGGCTTTGGAGAGTGCTTATGAATGGTATACCTCCGGACCCAGGCAACGGTTGCAGCCGGGCGGCTCGATTGTGATTGTCATGACTCGTTGGTCGACACTTGATTTGACCTCGAAACTGCTGAAGCGGCAGACGGAAGCGCATGCTGATCAGTGGCAGGTGGTGGAACTGCCGGCCATTTTTGAGGATACCGGTAATGCTTTGTGGCCGGGCTATTGGAGTCTCAAGGAATTGGAGAGTGTTAAGGCGTCACTGCCGGTGGCGAAGTGGAATGCGCAGTATATGCAGAACCCGACTTCCGAGGAAGGTGCGATTATTAAGCGCGACTGGTGGCAGTTGTGGGAGGGCGATAAGATCCCACCTGTTGAGTATATTATTCAGAGTTATGATACTGCGTTCTCGCGCAGTGAGACTGCCGATTATTCGGCGATTACCACCTGGGGCATTTTTCGCCCGAATGAGGACAGTGGTGATGCGATTATTCTCCTCGATGCCAAGCGTGGGCGCTGGGATTTCCCGGTGCTGAAGTCGATGGCGAGCGATGAATATAAGTATTGGGAACCGGAGATGGTATTGGTGGAGTCCCAGGCATCAGGTATGCCTTTGACTCAGGAATTGAGGAATATGGGCATCCCGGTAGTCAACTACCGGCCTTCGAGGGGTAATGACAAAGTGACCCGGGTGCATGCCGTGAGTCCCGTGTTTGAGGCGGGGATGGTGTGGGCGCCGAAGAAACGCTTTGCCGAGGATGTGATCGAGGAATGTGCGGCCTTTCCGTTCGGGGAGAACGATGATTATGTGGATTCCATGACCCAGGCGGTGATGAGATTTCGCCAAGGCAACTTTGTTCGGTTATACTCTGATGAGGAAGATGAGGAGAGCGTGCCCAAAAGGCATGTTTATTATTGATGCCAAGCGAATTTTCAATACAGCCGTTTCAAACCCAGGAAGAAGCCAGGGCATATCGGGAAAATATGCCGATTGCCATGCGGTCAACAGTCCGTGGCCCGGTGCAGGGCATCGCCAGCCTTACCGGAATGGCAGACATTCCTGCTCTTGGTGAACGCTTATTACCTCCTAGACTTGGTGGAATGGGTTTGGGGCCTAAGTTTTGGGCGCCCGAATCGGAATATAAAGGTTATGGTGAATCAAGACAAGATTATCTGGAAAACATAGGCGAAGCCATGGTTCCCGGGGAAACTGTTGCAGGCGGAGTCCATGGAAGCCAGCTGCTTACCGAACTTGCCGGCATTGGAGTCATTGGCAAGCAGGCCATTGACCTTATCAGGAAGTACGGTCCCTTGGCCGTCACCAAAATAAAAAGTATTTTTGAGAGTAAGCCACAAACCACGGTTGATGCTGCGGTCAATGAAGCCATGGGAATGACAAGAAGGGAAGTTCTTCAAACTGGAGGTGCTGGTATCGCTACATTGGCAGTGCCTGGTGCGGCATGGAAGCTCGGTACTGCTGCCACTAAAGCTCCTGTCGCGGTAAAGAGTGCAATTTCATTTTTGAACATGGTGCCTCCTGGTGCCGCTTCAAGAACTGCAACTTTTAAAAACCTTCATTTATCGGATAAATCAGGCGGTGGAATATTTCCTCCAAACAGTTATTGGAACAAAGACTGGGGCGCTAAAAAGGAACAGGTAGAGAAAACAAGAAAATTTCTTCAAGGAAGCCTTGGAAGAGAGCATGATCCACATGTTGACGACATCATGATAGCCACTCGTCCTCATTTTGAGAAATATGGTTTAGAGCCAAATGAAATTACATCTTTAAGCACATGGAATGATTTAATGGTTGATTCCAAATTATGGGCACACGGGAAACCACAACAGCGCTCAAGCAAGGCTATTTATGATGATTTGGTAGAGGAAGCACATAGCTTGGGAGCAGATCTTGATGAGCTTGTGGGTTTCCACGGCGCAGAGGATTTGGGCGCCTTATGGGACACAAGGCTTGATTATCTTGTGGATAAAACAAAAAACCCTTCAATGGCACTTAAAAAATTAAAGCGTTATAGTCTCCACTGGGCAACGCAAGGGCCAACAGAAAGAAGAAGAATAGCAAATCTTGCTAAAGAAACAGACCGCTATCTTGGAACAGTTACTTTAGGCGAAAAATCGCCGTCAGGCGTTGGAAGGAAAGTGGAGCTTTTTGAAATAGATGGCATCCCCATTGTTCGTTCAAGGAGATATGGTCCAGATGATCGAATACTGTTTCCCAATTCAAAAGGCATGAAACGAATTACAGAAGGGGAGCACCCAAAACTTACAGAAAAACCGCCATTGAATGAAGCGGAGGCTACCGCTAGGAACGACTATATTTTTGAAAATGTTGAAACTATTATGGCTAAAGCTGTTGAGGAAACTAAAGCTATCCCACTCCCTGAGAAAGTACAAAAAATAATTGATGAGAGTTCGCCGGGGAACACATGGAAACGCCTCGATGCCAAACGAAAAGCGGAAGGAAAAGCTCACGGCGGCATCGTCGACAAAGCGATTGTTGGTGGCGAAAGATACATTTAATGGGTAGAATGGAAAAAACTGTTTTGAGCTTCTCGGTTCAATGGCGTAACTGGATCAGTAGTTTGTTGTTTAGATTAATGAATTAGCACAAGGGCGTAGTATGGCGGATATCGAAAAACGGATTTATCCTGCACAGGAAGAACCTGTCGATATTATGGATGACTCCAAGACGATTGAACTGGAAGACCCCAGATTAGCCGAGTTTAATGGTGAAGATGTTCCCATTACGCCCTTGGAAAGCGGCAGTATCCTTGTCGGTGAGGGTGAAATGCTGTCACCGCAAGTTGAATTTGGCGCCAATCTGGCCGATGAGCTTGA